CTTTCAAAATCCTTTGATTGGAATTTAATTATTTCACCCGTTTCAGTGTTAGTATATGTATACCATGCACCTGCCTGAGTAACTAAATTAAAACTTTTAAGCATTTCTAACCAAGAACCATAATCGTCAATGCCTGATTCAAAATAGATATCGTAGTCGACCATTCTTAATGGAGGACCCATACGATTTTTAATAACTTGAGCGCGAGTTTTAATTCCTAAAATTACATCTCGCCCGTCTTTCGAAGCTTTAATCTGTCCTACAGATTTTAAACGTAATCTAACTGACGAGTGGAATGCAATTGCCTTACCACCGCTCGTCGTCCATTGATCACCAAAACTAACTCCCATTCTAGTACGTAATTGATTTGTAAATATCATACAAATTCTTTCACGCCCAATGAAGTTAGTAATCTTACGCATCGCTTTTGATAATATCAAAGCTTTGGAAGTTGCATAACCATCTTTATCATAGTCAGCGGCCATTTCAATTTTAGTTGAAGCGCCGGCTACAGAATCAACTACAATTGTAACAATTTTATTTTTATCTGTTTTACGTACAGATTCAATAATAGAGTCAATTGCATCGAAAATGTCTTCGATAGTGTCTAAAGGAACGTAAAGCATATCCTTTAAATTTACACCAATTGCTGTAAGAAATTCGCGTGATATAGCATTTTCAGTATCAATATATACTGCTAGCCCACCTTTCTTTTGCGTATTAGCTAGCACGTGAGCTGCTACTAATGATTTACCTGACGCTTCTAATCCGGTTATTTCAGTGATACGTCCTACGGGTAGTCCCCCATTAGGTCGATTACTAATAGCCAAATCCAACATTGAACTACCGGTAGAAATCCATTCACTTACTTCGGAAGGGGAATCATCGTCCCCCTCCAAAAAGTAAGCTACTTTATAATTACTACTTTTAAATTTTTTGTTAAGATTCGATGCTAATATACCGGCCAGTTCATCCTGTAATGAGTCAATCTCAATAGATTTCTTTGCCATAATAGCTCCTTAAATTACTTGTTAAATAGTTGATCGAATGCTGCACCGATATCATCTACTGATGATGCTGCGGTCGAAGAAGACTCGATTGAAGCCTTATTCTGTTTTTGGTTGTCGCTTTTAGCTGGTTCTGTTGAAGCTGCATCGTCTGACGGATTCAACCAATCTTGTAATGCCTTTACTAAGTCATCGTAAGATGGCTCTTTAAAAATGTCATTGATATTAGGTTGATTTGCAATTTTTTCTAATACAGATTTATCCGTAGTTACTGGAGTCACATTCGGTTTAATACGAATTGACGTCTCAGGATAATCTTTACCTGTCTGTTCTTTAGATTTAAATTCAACCGTAATATCACGACCGTTCATTGGGTCTGATACATCGCCGTAATCTGGATCTGCAATAAATCCTAAAAGCTCCTGATAAACCGTTTTACCAAAACCCCAAAACTTAATACCTTCATTTTCTTTACCACGCACAATAATAGGAGCGTAGCAACGCATGGTTGGCTCAAGTTTCTTGCCCATTTTCCAATCTTCTTTGGAACCGGATGATTTTAATTTTTCTGCAAACTCTACGATTGGATCAGGTCTTCCATAAGTAATAGGGGATAACATGTTCTTACCACCAAAATTATAATGAAAGTAAAGCTCTAAAAATGGATTCTCTCGATTGTGCTGATAAGGAACTATCCTTATTTGCTGCGCGCCTGGTTCGGGCTTCCATAAATTGTTTTGCTTTGTCGTAACATTTTGAAGTTGCGATAACTTCTGCCTAACGGCGTCTAAATTAATTGCCATAATTTACCTTTGTTTATTTGTTAATTGTTATTAAATATAATGAATTCTTACGTAAGTTACAAATTTTATTTAACATTTATTATTTGATATAAATATGTTCTCAGGAACTTTAGTTCGTTATTAGATAACAATAATATTCCATTAGTATGTTCAGCCCAATCGATTTTAAAGGACTTATCTAATACTCCGTGATTCTGTTGCTTAATTAATGCGTTCAATGAATTAATAGTATAAATGGTATTTGTATCTCTCTTTCGATGTACTAACATTGCATTGGGTAATTGTTTCCTTTGCATTTCTTTATCAATGTTAAAACTGCAAACAAACTCTTCGCTGTCTTGAATGCCTAATATAAAGATTTTTTTGAATAGTACAAAATATGTCGATTCTATTATATTAGTCGTATAATCTAAATTTTCTTTTACCGTAAACACACATACCAATTGACTCACTTACACTCCTTAACATTTTATTTTAAATAAATATAAAATGTATTACTCAACATCATGATAATTATCACCTTTTGTTAATTTTGATGGAAATTTATTATTAAGCTCGATTGTTTCTTTTATTTGACGTATTAAATTTTCGTCATAAACGCTCATATCAAATAAAAATGAATCGTATGTATATAGTATTAACTTACATTCTTTATCTTGTAATAGCTCATCTACGCTACTTATAATAAGGATATTTCGCTCTGTCTCATATATTTGAATAAAGTAGTTAAGCAATTTACTTGGATTGATATCCTTAAAGAATTTTTTATATAATTTTCTTCCAGCTAACGGAGATTCAATATAACCTTCTTCCGTAAATTTCTCAAATAGCAAGTCAGTATACTTTTTTACTTGAGCAAAGAATTCAACTGCCATATAATCTTTTGTTATACCTCCATACAGCAATTTAAAACTAATTTGTTTTGATTCTTGATATTCAGCTTCATTTAAAGTATCTTTTTCAAAATACATTTTACCTAAATACTCGTGCACTGAAATATCATCTGGAAATTTATAATCTATTAAGTCAGCTAATAATCGTAAGTGATAAGCGTCATAATCAAATTGAACTAGAATGCCATTCTTATATCTACTTGTAAATGCCGATCTACTTCCATCTTCTTTATTTAATGCTGCGTAATTAATACCATTAAATCTATTAGAAGGTCTTCCAGTTGTAGTATAAATGTTATATTCGGTAAATACTAATTTATCCGTATATAACGTTTCTTTAAAATGTTTATTGAATATCTTATGATCAATATTCAAACCATTTTTTTCTATATTATATAAGGTACGAAGAATAAAATCATAATAGTCATGAGCCGTAGTTATTGTATACGATTGATCTTCAAAATAATCCAATACATTAAAAAACTGCTCTCGAATCTTTTTACATCTATCATAATGTTTACTTATAGGAATAACTACATTGATATCAGATAAGTTTTCGTATGTTCTATAAAATTGATCGTGCGTAGCAGTATCATACTCTTGATCTAAATACGTATTAGAATAAAACCATTGCACTAAATCAATGTCAATTAAATTATTTTTTTCGCTATATTTTAAAAGCGTCTTTTTATTATAACAAAATATTTTCTCAAAACTATTAAGATAATCTTTTAATGTTTGTTTGTTTAATGATTCACTTTCCGAATGGTCATAACATAACATGTACTCATTAGATGAATCTATACTATATACATACAATAAAGATATATCACTTTCATGTACAGATTTATATTCTCCACAATAAATAGGAATAATAAAATGTACGTTATCCGCTTCTTTTTCTAGGAACTTAAAAAATTCTTTATGGCTATCTATAATTTTCACAACATAAATTTAAAAAATACTTTACATATTTCCAAATTGTTTTCGTATTTCTTCTGGAGTAAGTAATGAATGTATACTAAATTCTTTGTAATCTGTTAAAATTTTTATTATTCCTGGAAATTGCTTTTCATTTAAATATACTAATCGTTTGTTAGTATCATGTACTCCGAACTCTATTATTTGTCCATTAGCCGTAATATCATTTAATGGACCAGTTAATCTCCATTCGATTACAAAAGCATTATATAAAATTTCGTCAATACCTACTCGAGGAGTTTTCCAAGACTTATATTGTGTATCATTTACTTCAAAAAATTCTTTATATATATCTTTTAAATTTCTTCTGTATACAAAATATCGTTTGAAAAATCCTTTTTTATAATCATCTAATGTAGGTAAGGTATAAACGTTAGTAGGTGATGCATTAAACGATACTTGTAAATCTGATATTGAATCGTATATTACGTTTGGCTGATTTCTTTTTATTTCAGAATAAGGAATTATCTTTTCTGACTTTACCATATTATAATATGGTTCAGTTAATACCAATCCATCTAAATATCTATGATAATATCCAATGTATTCAACTCCATTCTCAAACATCCATTCTTTACCTCGAGTGTAAAGATTTGTTATGATCTTAGTTTTTGGATAATATATTTTGGGGCGTTTATACATTAATATATCCTACAATAAGTATCTAATGAAACTGTCCAATCACCCGCTGATACGTTATGCGTTACGTTTGTTATTGCAAATCCTACTTTATAATTAGGTACTTTCGCAGCTAATGCAGCAGGATTTGATATAACTCCGCCGTATTGCCAACCACCTATACCATCAAGCGTTACTGACAATTTCCATGGCGCAGCCGTTCCGAATTCAGCAGCTGCTGATAACATTTCTGCCATTTTAGTTTTGTTACCCGATTTTAGAGCGGCTACGTTTTGTGGATCGGCACTCGCACCAACGGCGTTTAATAATGTCGGGTAATCGGGAGGAGTAGGTGCGGTAGATGTATTTCCGCCTTTTACTTTAACATCGCTAGGGGTATTTTTCTTAATATAAAATATCGCCGCTTGATCACTATCTAATTGAGCAGATAATGTTGCACTTCTATATGGGCTAGTAGGTACTGCACCGACATTGGGTATACGATTAAAATCTACAATATATATATCTTTATCTTTTCTGTCGGCACTATTAGCTAATGTTAATGCATAAGCTTGCCCGCAATTATCATTAATTAATCTAAATATACTATCAAAAAACGTTTTTATTGATAATCGTCTAGATTGACCTCCTGCAGTAGTCCTTTCTTCTATAGTAAATTTTGCAAATTCTTTCATTTTTTCGCAATTAATTAAAAGAGAATCGGAATTTCCATCAAATGTTCCTACTGTAGGGAAAGCTTTTGGACCGTACGTAGCATTACCGGGAATTAATAATTCCAATGGATCACCGGCATTAATTCCAGTTATCTTGCCTGGACATCTACCGCCGTCCGCAAATTTTATTTGTACCCCGTCAAGATATTCTGCTAATACCTTATTACAACATTCTACGACAGATGCGAATGTAACATATGCCATATATTGCGGATTAGTCGTATCGCCTTCTGTCGCGGGCTGGTCTTTTGGACTGGCATAATCTTCCGGAGCTTCAATAATTACACCAGTTAATCCGTTTGTAAATGTTGCCGGGCCTGAAGTTTTTTGTGACATTGCTTTTGCTTGCGCATCTAGAATAGCAGATATTACGCCACTAACTTCTTTAGTATTACCCGCAGCATCAGTTGTACCATCTCCTTTAATTGTAGGAGTCGCTGCATCAACGCTCATATTAGCGGCTACTACAGATGTATTATTTCCTAATAAATCTACAGTTACATCAAACCCGCCTTCACTATTTGAAGAAACATTATATCCCATTACTTTTCCAGTAAATCCTTCCGATGCTAATACTTGCCCGCCGTAAGCCCAACCCCAGCTCATACCAGCACGATCTCCTATTGCAGGTACTTTTCCTAAACCGCCATAAGTTCTATATGTATATGACCCTTTTTGATTCATTCCTAATTCATCCATTCCAGATGTAGTTATAGATACTAAATGAGATTTTGGCTTAAATTTATCTGAATTAGGGTCGCTCCGGGTATATAAACCTCGAGCAGTGACTGTTGTCGTTTTATTATTATCATTTTC